ACATTGACGAGGTTATCGAGGAGTCTTTTGAAAGAATTGGAAGACAAGTCAGAACTGGTTATGATTTAAAGTCAGCTAGAAGAAGTTTAAATCTGTTGTTATCTGAGTGGGGCAATAGAGGTGTTCATCTTTGGAAAGTTGTTAATCATACACAAAATCTTGTAGCAGGGTCAACCACATACACTGCTCCAGCAGATACAAGTGATGTGTTAGAAGCCGTTTTTAGAAATGGTAGCACGGACACCACAATGACAAAAGTTTCAAGATCGGAGTATCAAGCGATACCAAACAAGTCTTCGCAAGGAACTCCGACGCAATATTATGTTAGAAGAAATTTAGCTAATGTTGAAATTAATTTATACTTAACTCCAAACGTAACTGACACTCAAATAAATTATTTTTATCTAGCAAGAATAGAGGATGCAGGAGCATATACAAAAACACCTGATGCACCATACAGATTTTTACCTTGCATGGTTTCTGGCTTATCTTTTTATTTAGCACAGAAACACAATCCAGGCAGAGTTCAAGAAATGAAATTATATTATGAAGACGAATTACAAAGAGCTTTAACAGAAGATGGTCAAAGAACATCAGTTCACCTAGTGCCACAAAACTTTTTTAGGACCTAAAAATGGCTTTTGCAGTTGGAAAAGAATCGCAAGCAATTTGTGATAGATGTGGCTTTCAATATTATTATTTAGATTTAAAAAAAGAATGGAATGGACTGTTTGTTTGTCCTGAATGCTATGAACCTAAACACCCACAACTAGAACCTCCGTATTCAAGACCTGATCCTGAGGCGTTACAAAATCCTAGACCAGATAGAATAGAACCAACTATTGTTTTTATTGGTGCACCGGGGGACTCTCCCTTTGAATCTAATGGAATGCAACCTGCTACAGAAATCAGAGAGTTGATTATAGGTTCAAGGCTTGGTACAGTAACCGTGGTGATATCATGAATTATTCTGAATTATTAGAAAACATAAGAAACTACACTGAGGTTACATCTGATGTTTTAACAAACACAGTTATAAATGTTTTTATTACAAATACTGAAAACAAAGTTTCAAGAGAAGTTGATAGTGACGATCAAAGAAGATACGCAACAACAACTTTTGAGGCTAACAACGCTTTTTTAGATGTCAGTGGTCCTGAGGGTGGATTTAAATTTGCTAGAGGATTACAGTTAGTTGAAACTGACGGAACTAGAACTTGGCTACAACAAAGAGATACGACTTTCATAGATGAATACATTCCAGAAAGATCTACCACAGATACTAACTTTACAGGAAAGCCAAAGTATTGGGCTAACTGGGATGCAACACAATTAGTGGTTGCTCCTACTCCAAACGCAGCTTACACAGTAGAAATGTGGTACAATGAAACTCCACAAAGATTAGGTAATGGTTCTGGATCAACGACCACCACAACATTTTTATCCAACAATGCCTCAGAGGTATTGTTGTATGGAACACTATCTGAAGCATTTTCATACTTGAAAAATGACAAGGATATGCAATTATACACACAGAAGTTCCAACAAGCTCTTCAGCTTTTTGCACAAGAGCAGATGGGACGTAAACGTAGGGATGAGTACAGTGATGGTGTATTACGACTCCCCCTAAGATCAGTAGACCCAGGAGGTAGTTAAAAATGGCAATAAATCAAGCAGTCTGTGCTTCCTTTAAAAAGGAGTTATTGGCAGGGGATCACGATATTGATAACGATACAATCAATCTTGCTCTGTACACAAACTCTGTAACTTTAAATGGAAACACAACAGCCTACTCAGCAACAAACGAAGTAGGTAATTCAGGAACGTATGCAGCAGGTGGGGCGACTTTAACAAGTCCTACTATCGGTTTGACAGCAACAAGTGCAACAGCTTCAACAGCATTCGTTGACTTTGCAAACGTAAGTTTTACTTCAGCAACAATTTCTGCTCAGGCAGCATTAATCTATAACAGATCATCATCAAATACTAATGCAGCTATTGCAGTTTTAGATTTTGGTAGTGTTAAGACATCAACAAACGGAACATTCACAATCGCATTCCCAACTAATGATGCATCAAGTGCTATATTAAGATTATCTTAATATAGGAGGTCATCACCATGGCAGATGCTTGGAATGAGGGCACGTGGGGGCAAGGCTTTTGGGGCCAACAAAGTTCAATTACCGTATCAGTTACGGGTGTTTCTAGTGCATTTGCACTAGGCACTGAGTCTTTTATTGGTGATGTAGTAGTCACTCTTGATTCACTTCAAGTAACATCTGCATTAGGTACAGCAGTAGGTGAACCTGAACACGTTATTTTCCCAACAGGTTTAACATTTGAAACACAACTATCCGGAGCATTAGCCATTGAAGAAGGCGCAGGAGTTGTTCTTGGCAGCTTGTCAATGTCTTTTGCTGCAGGAGATGAGACTGCTTCTGGTTCAGTTGATGCAGGTTGGGGAAGATCTACGTGGGGTTCTTTTGCATGGAATGAAAACATAGAATTTATTACTAACGTCAGTAGCGTGTCCATGTCTACTGCGTTAGGCACAACCACACAAGAAGTTGGAACAGGCGTTATCGTAAGCCCGACAGGCTTGTCGATGACAAGTGCGTTAGGCACAACTTCACAAACTGGAACAGCAGTTGAAACTTTAGATAGTTTGACAATTGGCGCTGCTTTATCAGGTGCATCTGGTATAACTGGTGAGGGCAATGTAGGAGTTATTGCGCCTTCGGATCAACTAGATTTTGCTTTAGGCACTCCAGTTATTGATATATTTACACAGGTAGATCCTGTGGGCGTGTCAATGACTTCTGCGCTCGGCACCGCAGTTGCAGAGGCAGACGCATTAGTTACACTTGGTAGTCTATCAAGCACCTTTGCTCTTGGCACAGAAACTGTAGAGGTAGGTACAGGTGTAATAGTAAATGTTTCAACAGTGGCCTTAAGTTTTGCTGAGGGCACCGCAACACCAGAAGCAGGAGCTACAGTTAATGTAACAGGTGTTGATTTATCAATAATCACAGGCGATACATTTGAAACACCATGGGCAAATGTTGTCACGGGAGCAAGTAATACATGGACAGAGGTAAATGCAGCATAAAAAAAATGTTGCTAGGATAACAAAAAAATATATATTTTTAAGAGGTATAAAAAATGAGTAGTACATTTTCAGATAGACTAAAATTAGAACTCATGGCAACTGGCGCAAACGCCAATACATGGGGCACAAACACTAACAATAATTTAGATGTTATCGATGCTTTTTCAGCAGGATATTTATCTAAATCTGTTGCTGGTTCTGCGAATATAACTCTTTCAACTGCTAATGCGTCAGATACTGCTGAGGCTTCTAACAAAGTAATTGAACTTACAGGTGCTTTAACAGGAGATATTGTTGTCTTTATTCCCGCTGTTGAAAGTAACTACATCTTTTTTAACAATACAACAGGTTCTCAAACATTAACTATTGCAGCTACAGGTCATACAGCCAATGGTACTTTAATAACACAAGGTGCACATACAGCTGTTTATTGTGATGGTTCTTCAGATTTTAATGTAGAAATTTCTTCATCAACCGACGCTGGTGCTTTAAATAAAGGCACTTTACCAGATGCAAGATTTCCTGCTACTTTGCCCGCAGTCAGTGGAGCAAACTTAACAAATTTAGACGCTGCGGACTTAGCCTCAGGCACCATACCTGATGCAAGATTTCCAGCGACCTTACCTGCCCTTAATGGTTCTGCACTTACCGATTTAAATGCAACTGCTCTTGCAAGTGGTACAGTTGCAAACGATAGATTAGATACCGTTCCAACTACAAAGGGTGGAACAGGTTTAACATCAGTTGGTTCAACAGGACAGGTTTTAACTGTGACAGCACCAGGAGCTTTAGCTTTTCAAGACGCTGCTGGTGGTGGTATAGGCAGTTCAACAACTACAACTTTTAATTCACCAGGCACATTTACTGCAGCTGCAGGCACTCAACTTGTATCAGTAGAAGTTATTGGCGGCGGCGGCGGAGGTGGCGGTGCTAAAAATGGAAGTGGTGGTAGTAGCGGTCAGTCTTCAACTTTTGGTAGCTTCGCAACTGCAAATGGCGGTAGCGGTGGTAGCATGGGCGCTGGTGGCGGCGGAGGTGGCGGAAGCGCCACAGGAAACATCCCCGGATCATACTCAAAGGGAGGAAGTGGCACAAGTGGTAGAAACTCTCCAGGGCAAGCCCCTACACCTGGCGGTGGTGCTGGTGGAACTGCAAGTGGCGGCTCTCTTAGTGCAGGTAATGGTGGCACTGGTGGTAGAGGAAATTTATTTAACATAGCGTCTGGCGGCGGAGGAGGAGGAGCTGGTGTAGCTTTTCAAATTTTAGGTGGTCCTCAATATGCTCCAGCAGGTCAACCAATCACAGTAGGATCAGGCGGTCCTGGTGGTGGAGGTATGTCTCAAGCAAATTCTGGTAGCGCTGGTCAAGCAGGTAAAGTTACAGTAGTGGAGTATATTTCTTAATGGCAAAATTTGTCTTAGTTGACGATAATAGTCGTGTTCAATATGTAGAGGACTCTAGACCAACAATTGCTGGAGGACAGGATTATATTGAAGTTTCAAACGATTCCGTGGCAGAGCATTGGTATTATGATGCTGAAACAGGACAGGTTCATGAGTATCAACCCTATCACGTAGATTATGTGAGAGTGCTTAGAAATGCTAAATTATCTGATTGTGATTGGATGGTTCTTGAGGACAGTCCCTACAAAGCTACAGGTCAAGAATCTAATCTCG